GGGCCCGCCCACGGTGCGGCTGCCCTCCTACACGGCCATGACGGAGCTGGCCCGATCGGACGAGCGGGTGGCCCGCCTGCTGCTGGACGAGCGCTGGGAGAAGGCCCAGGCGGCCTTCTCGCCGCTTCCGGGCGCAGGGGAGGAGGACGACGGGAGCTGGCGCCGGCTGCTGACGGTGAACAGCCAGGGCGCGCCGGAGAAATCCATGCAGAACCTCCGGACGGCGCTGGAGCATGATCCGCGTCTCCGGGAACGGCTGCGGCTCAATCTCTTCTCCGGGAGGATCGATCTGACAGGGGCTGCGCCCTGGCAGCGGCCGGGGGATTCCACGGCATGGAGCGACGAGGATCTGGCGCAGCTCAGGATCTATCTGGAGCCCTTTTTCGGGAAGGTGGCCAAGCAGGATCTGATCGACGCGGTGGCCGCTGTGGCCAGCAACCAGGCCTATCACCCGGTGCGGGATTATCTGAACGGGCTGCACTGGGACGGCACGGCGAGGCTGGACCGCCTGTTCATCGACTATCTGGGAGCAGAGGACAGCGCCTATACCCGGGCCGTTACCCGCAAGGCCTTCACGGCGGCGGTGGCCCGGATCATGCGGCCGGGCTGCAAGTACGACACCATGCTGGTGCTGGTGGGCGACCAGGGGCGGCACAAGTCCACCATCCTGGCCAAGATGGGCGGAGAGTGGTTCTCCGACAGCCTGCGCACCTTCGGGGACAAGGACGCCATGGAGACCATCCAGGGCACCTGGCTCAACGAGATCGCGGAAATGCAGGCCATGGCCAAGGCGGACGTGGACGCCGTCAAGATGTTCCTCAGCAAGCAGAGCGATTATTACCGGGCGGCCTACGGGCGCTATACGGCGGACCGGCCGCGGCAGTGCGTGTTCATGGGCACCACCAACAGCAAGGAGTGCCTGACCGACGTAACGGGCGCCCGGCGCTTCTGGGTGGTGGATATCGACGTGGTGGGCCGGAAAAAGGACGTGTTCCGGGATCTGGACGGGGAGCGGGACCAACTGTGGGCGGAGGCGGTGACGCGCTGGCGCCTGGGGGAGGCCCTGCATCTGCCGCCGGAGCTGGAGGAGGTGGCCCGCAGCGTCCAGGAGAGCCATCGGGCAAGGCACCCGTGGGAGGGCCTGATCGCGGACTTCCTGGCGGAGGAGATCCCCGTGGACTGGCCCAAATGGAGCCTGCGGGAGCGGGAGACCTGGCGCAGCGGCGGGATGCAGTACGACGGCGCCAGGGAGCCCAGAAGCCGCGTATGCGCCGCGGAGATCTGGTGCGAGGTGCTGTGTAAGCCGAAAGGCGACATGCGGAAAAGCAGCGCCCGGGAGATCAACGGCATCCTGGAGCGGTGCCCCGGCTGGGAGGCCGTCGGCGTGGTGAAGGCGGGGAAGCCCTACGGGGATCAGCGGTGCTATGAACGCGCAACAAAGTAGGGCAACATTCTCCGAAAACGCAACATTCGCCCCGCAACAAGACAACATTCTCCAAAAAAGAATGTTGCGGGGTCTAAGCCTTCTGTTAAAAGGCCTATCTGCCAAACGCAACAATGCAACATTCTATCCAAAGTAAAAATAAAAATAGAATTTATAGACGCTATACACGCTATATACGCTATATATGCGGCCGCGTATATAAAAATGTGCGCGTGTGCGCGCGTGTGCGCGCGTGAGGAGGAACGGGATGGACGCAAAGGAATGGCTGGAAAACAGGCTCACTTTGTACGGCAGAAAGATGGCCGGCGATATCGAAGCCGTACAGAACGACGCGAGGAAGGCAGGCTTCACCAAGAGGGAAATGAAAGAAGCCCGGCGGGCTTTGGGTGTCAAGCTGGTCCGGGCGGAGGACGACGGGGAGACCGTGCAATGGGTACTGCCATGAGAGAATCGACCATCGAGGCGAGGCTGGTGAAGCTGGTCCGGCAACGGGGCGGGCTGTGCTACAAGTTTGTGAGCCCGGGGAATCCGGGGGTGCCTGACCGGATCGTGATCACGCCGGAGGGACGGACGGTCTACGTGGAGCTGAAGACGCCGGTGGGGAGGCTGGCGTCCCTCCAGAAATGGCAGCAGGCCGAGCTGCGGAAGCGGGGGGCGGACGTCCGGACCCTGTACGGGCTGGAGGCCGTGCTGGCCTTCGTGGAGGAGGTGCTGCCGGGTGAAGTCGTTCACCATATCGACGGAGATAAGAGAAACAACCAACCGGAAAACCTGATGGCTTTTGCATGTCAGGCAGATTACGCCGCCTGGCATGCAGCGCATGACGGAGGAGGTGAGGCCCGATGAGATTCATTCCGCACAGCTACCAACGATACGCCATTGAGAGGATCATCCAGGATCCCTTCGTGGGGCTCTTCCTGGATATGGGTCTCGGTAGGGCAAGACGGTGATCACCCTGACGGCGGTCAACGATCTGCGCTTCAACCGCTGGGCGGTGCTACGCTGCCTGGTGGTGGCCCCGAAGAAGGTGGCCGAGGCGACCTGGAGCCGGGAGGCGGGGAAGTGGGACCACCTGCGAGCCCTTCGGGTCATTCCGGTGACGGGGAGCAGCCGTCAGCGGATCCGCGCCCTGGACACGCCCGGCGACGTCTGGGTGATCAGCCGGGACAATGTCCCCTGGCTGGTGGAGTACTACCGCAACGCCTGGCCCTTCGACATGGTGATCCTGGACGAGAGCAGCAGCTTCAAGAATCCCCAGGCCAAGCGCTTCAAGGCGCTGAAGCTGGTGCTGCCGAGGATCCGCCGCCTGGTGGAGCTGACCGGCACGCCGGCGCCCAACGGCCTGGAGGACCTGTGGGCGCAGATCTATCTCCTGGACGGGGGCGCGCGGCTGGGCAAGACCGTCAGCAGCTTCCGGGAGGCCTTTTTCGTCCAGGACCGGTCGTATCCTGGCCAGATGTACCGGACCTACAGCCCGCAGAAGGGAGCCGACGAGCGGATCCGGGCGGCCATCGCGGATCTCTGCGTGAGCATGAAGGCAGAGGACTACCTGGAGCTGCCGGACTACATCGAGGACGTGGTGCCGGTGGAGCTGGACAGCAAGGCCAGGGCCGCTTACCGGCGGCTGGAGCGGGAAATGCTGCTGGAGGTGGACGACCAGACCATCACTGCCGGGAGCGCCGCCGTGCTGAACGGGAAGCTGCTGCAGCTTTGCAGCGGGGCGGTGTACGACGGCGAGGGCACGGCGGTGCGGATCCACGACTGCAAGGTCGAGGCGTTCCTGGAGACGCTGGAGCAGATCGGGGAGGAGCACGTGCTGGTGTTCTACTGGTTCCAGCATGAGCGGGACCGGCTGCTGGAGGCCCTGGCGGGCTCCGGCAAGCGGGTGCGGGTGTACGCAGGCGCCCGGGACGAGGAGGACTGGAACGCGGGCGAGATCGACGTGCTGCTGGCGCACCCGGCGTCCTGCGCCTACGGCCTTAACCTGCAGCAGGGCGGTCACCACGAGATCTGGTTCGGCTTTCCCAACTGGACGCTGGAGCTGTATCAGCAGGCCAACGCCCGGCTGTACCGCCAGGGACAGACCAAGCCGGTCATCGCCCATTTGCTGGTAGTACAGGGCGGGGTGGACGAGGACGTGGCGGCCGCCTTGCACGACAAGGGGGACACGCAGGAGAGCCTGATGCAGGCGCTGAAGGCCCGGATCGAACGGGCGAAGGGAGAAAAGTGATGACGCTGCGGGAACTGAGCCAGTTGTACTGGCTGCGAAAAGAGATCACGGTCAACCAGAGACGGCTGGACGAACTGAGGGGCAGGGCGGCGTCCATTCCGGCGGGCGTGGGCGACGGGATTCCCCGGGGAAGCGGGGAACACCGCCCTGTGGAGGAGCTGGCTGTGGAGATCGCCGACCTGTGCGCGCTGATCCGCATCCGGCAGCGGCAGTGCGTGCGGGAGAAGATCCGCCTGGAACGCTATATCGCGGGGATCGAGGACAGCCTGACCCGGCAGATCTTCCGGCTGCGTTTCGTGGACGGTCTGCGCTGGGAGGAGGTGGCGGCGCGGATCGGCGGAGTCAGTGAGCACAGCGTCAAAAAGACCTGCTACCGGCATCTGCGCCGAAAAGAAGGTATGAACAAAGTGTGAACAAAACGGAGAAAAGCCTTTTACAAGGCCGATAATCTTCCGAAAAAAATGTCCCACATGTCCCGAAGTTCTGTGCTATACTGCTACCGTGAGCAATTGCGAAGGGCACGGACAAGCCGAGGAGAAAGGAGGCCGCCGCGATGACGGAACGGCAAAAGCGATTCTGCGATGAATACCTGATCGACTGCAACGGGACCCGGGCATATAAGGCGGCTTATCCGGCGGTAAAGAAGGACACGGTGGCCGCGACGGGCGCCGGGCGTCTGCTTAGAAAAGCTGAGGTACAGGGCTATCTTGCGGAGCAGATGGAGCGGTTGCACAGCGAGAAGACCGCGGATCAGAGGGAGGTCCTGGAGTATCTGACCGCGGTCCTTCGCGGAGAGAGCGAGGCGGAAATCGTGGTAGTGGAGGGCGACGGCGACGGCTGTTCCTCTGCCCGGCGGATCAAAAAAGCGCCGGACGAACGGGAACGGCTGAAGGCCGCGGAGCTCTTGGGCAAGCGATACGGACTCTTCACCGAGACTGTGAAGCTCACCGGTGACGTGGGGGTCCAGATCGTGGACGATATACCGGACGATGGAGCGGGTTAGGCTGTCGGGGCTGATCGCCCCGTCCTTCTGGGCGCTGCACCGGGATATCCTGCGGGGCGGCCACACGTACTACAAGCTGGCCGGCGGGCGGGGCTCCACCAAGTCCTCCGTCGTCAGCATCGAGATCATCCAGGGCATGATGCGGGACGCCCAGGAGGGGCGGGTCACCAACGCGGTGGCGTTCCGGCGCTACAAGGATAACCTTCATGACAGCGTATTCGAACAGCTTGTGTGGGCAATCCACATGCTGGGGGTAAGCCATCTGTGGCGGGAGACGGTGAGTCCGCTGCGGCTGACCTACCGCCCCACGGGGCAGGTGATCCTTTTCCGCGGCGCGGACAAGGTGAAGAAGGCCAAGTCCATCAAGGTGTCCAAGGGCTACATCAAGTATCTGTGGCTGGAGGAGCTGGACGAGTTCGAGAACATGGAGAAGATCCGCAGCGTGCAGCAGTCGGTGGTGCGCGGCGGGGAGAAGTTCGTGGTGTTCTATTCCTACAACCCGCCGAAGTCCGTGCGGAGCTGGGTGAACGACCCGCGCAACTGGCGCCGGGGCGATCTGCTGGAGAGCCACAGCACCTACCTGACGGTCCCCCGGGAATGGCTGGGGGAGCAGTTTATTGCCGACGCGGAGTTTTTACGGGAGACCAACCCGGAGGCGTACCGGCACGAGTACCTGGGTGAGGCCACGGGTACGGGCGCGGAGGTGTTCGCCAACGTCAAGGCCAGGCGAATCAGCGAAGACGAGATCCGGGGCTTTGACCGGATCTACAATGGGCTGGACTGGGGGTATTACCCGGATCCCTTCGCCTTCAACCGGATGCACTTTGACGCCGGGAGGCGGACCCTGTATCTCTTCGACGAGCTGACGCTCTACAAGGCGGGCAACCGCCAGAGCGCGGACGCGCTGCTGGCCCGGGGGATCACCGGAAACGATCTGATCACCGCGGACAGCGCGGAGCCCAAGAGCATCGGGGATTACAGGAACTACGGCTTATATTGCCGCGGGGCGATCAAGGGCCCGGACAGCGTGGAGTACAGCATGAAGTGGCTGGCCTCGCTGGCGGCCATCGTGATCGATCCCGTCCGATGCCCGGACACGCTCAAGGAATTTGTGGAGTATGAGCGGGAGCAGGACAAGGACGGCGTCATCCTGGAGGGATACCCGGACGCCAACAACCACCACATCGACGCCACCCGGTACGCGCTGGAGCGGGTATGGCGGAAACGGGGGCAGTGATGCTGAAGCGGTTTATAGCCTGGATACAAGGAGTGATCAAGCGAATGCTGCATGTGAACGACGCCAAGCGGGCGCTGAATCTGGACGTGTCGATCAGCACCGACATGCAGGAGGCCATCGACCTTTGGGAAAAGCTGTTTCTCAACAAGGCCCCGTGGCTGGATGAAAATACGCAGAGCATGGGCCTGCCGGCCGCCATCGCCGGCGAGTTCGCGCGGCTGACCGTGGTGGAGCTGGACACCCGCATCGAGGGCAGTCCGCGCGCGGACTGGCTGCAGCAGCAGTACACGGCGCTGACGGAGCGGCTGCGGGAGCATGTGGAGGTCGCCTGCGCCGGCGGCGGCCTGGTCTTCAAGCCCTATGTGGAGAAGGGGCAGCTTGCTGTGGACGCAGTGCCGGCCTGGCGCTTTCTTCCCACCGGTTTCCACCGGGGGCAGGTGACGGGGGCCGTGTTTGTAGAGCGTGCCACGCGGGGCAAACGCTGCTACACCCGCATGGAGCACCACCAGTTGGCGGAGGACGGGTACCACATCCGGAACCTGGCTTTCCGCTCCGACAGCGAGAGCCAGTTGGGAGGCCCCTGCGGCCTCGCGGAGGTGGACGCCTGGGCGGAGCTGGAGCCGGAGGTCACCATCCGTTACCGGGATGGCAGCGTCCCGGAAGGGATGCTGTTCTCGTATTTCCGGATCCCCTTTGCCAACAGCATCGATCCGGGCTCGCCCCTGGGGGTCTCCGTCTACGGGCGCGCGACGGATCTGCTGCGGGAGGCCGACAGGCAGTACAGCCGGATCCTGTGGGAATATGAGGGCAGCGAGCTGGCCGTGGACGCCAGCTACGGCGCGCTGCGGGTCCCGGAGGACGGGGACGCGCCAGCGCTGCCGACGCGCAAGCAGCGGCTTTTCCGGCAGCTCTCCCTGGATCAGGGGCAGGGCGGTGACCTCTATGAGGTCTTCAGCCCGTCGATCCGGGACGTCGCCCTCTTCAACGGTCTGGACAAGCTGCTGAAACGGATCGAGTTCAATTGCAGTCTGGCCTACGGGACACTGTCCGACCCCCAGAACGTGGACAAGACGGCGGAGGAGATCAGATCCTCCAAGCAGCGAAGCTACGCGGCGGTTTGCGAGATCCAGAGCGCCCTTCAGGCGGCGCTGGAGCACCTGGTATGGACAATGGACTTTTACGCCACGGCCTACCGGCTGGCGCCGCGGGGGGCCTATCAGGTTTCCTTTACGTTCGGTGACGGCGTGCTGCAGGACGCGGACAAGGAGTTTGCCGTGCGGAAGCAATTGGTGGACGGCGGCTATCTGCGGCCGGAACTCTTGGTATCCTGGTACTTCGGCACCAGTGAAGAGGAGGCCCGGAAGATGATGCCGGAGCTGGAGCCGGAGCTGGCGCTGGAGTAGGGGCGTGGGCGGCCGAGGCGCGAGCTCAGGGATGAGCAGGAGAGGCGGGAAGGATTACCCGTATGGATCAGAATTCAAAACTGTTTTGAAGGCCGGGAATATCAAGTTTGTCAAAATCCGGGAGGGTTCAACCAGGGCGCCTATGGAGACGATGACAAAAGGGCGGGTTTACGCAACGGTGAATCAGGATGACCATCTCAAATCTATCACCTATTACGACACGTTAGGGAAGCGAGTCAAGCAGATCGACCTGGATCATTCCCATCGGGATCTGCCGCTCCATACCCATCACGGATATGCGCATAACGAGAACGACGGTCCAAAAGGCGCGGCCAATCTCACACCGGAAGAAAAGAAAATGGTTGAGAAAGTGCGGAGACTGTGGTATAATAAGCGCGGCAAACAGTAGTGTAGGGTGAGCACGCGTTGATGGACGCAGCCCCGGTTGAAATCCGGGCGTTTGCCACGGGGACACACCTTCGGGTGCGTCCCTTTTCTATGCCCAAAAGGAGGGGCCATGAACTACCGGGCGACCCGCAATTATGAGAATCTGGAGCGCCGCATCTTTGACGGCGTCGGAGAATACGGCATCCCGCTGCTGAAGCCGACGACCTTTTCCGGTGACTGTGATTTCCTTCCCTTCTCCGAGGCGCTGCGGTGCGGGAACCGGGCGGGGAAGGGCTGCCATTTCTTCCTTGACGACTACCGGTTCAACCGCCTTTGGACAAGCGTTGACCGCTATCTCCCGATCCTGGCGGCCTTCGACTGGGTCATGACGCCGGATTTCTCCACCTACGCCGATTTCCCCAAGGCGATCCAGATTTACAACCACTACCGCAAGCACTGGGTCGGGGCGTATTTGCAGGAGGCCGGTGTGCAAGTGATCCCAACGATCTCATGGAGCACACCGGACAGCTTTGCATGGTGCTTCGACGGGGAGCCCGTGGGCGGCACGGTGGCCGTATCCAGCGTCGGCACGCAGCAGCGCCGGGAGGCGAAAGCGCTGTTTCTGGCGGGCTATGCGGAGATGGTGAAGCGGCTCCGCCCGGAGAGCATCCTCTTCTATGGGGACGTGCCGGAGGAATGCACGGGGAACCTCGTGCGCATCCGGGCCTATACCGACAAATTCAAGGAGGCAGTGTGTGATGGGTGGTGACGCCCGATGCTGACACCCGAATATCTGGAGGGGCTGCCGGAGCCGGTGGTGGAGCTCTTCGCCCAGGCGGAGGAGGCGATTCTGGCGGACATGGCCCGGCGGATCGCCAATATGGACTACTGGTCCGCCTCCACGGACTGGCAGTACCGCAAGCTGCGGGAGTCGGGGGCCGTGTCGGAGGAGATCCTGGGGGAGCTGAGCCGCCTCACCGGGAAGACGGGGACCGAGCTGCGGCGGCTGATGCGGCAGGCTGCGAATCAGTCCCTGGGCTACGATGAACACGTTTACGAGAGCCGGGGCGGTACCGGGGAGCCACTGGCCGGAAGCTCCGCGCTGCGGGAGGTATTGAACGCGGGCTACCGGGCCACGATGGGGAGCATGAAGAACATCACTCGCACCACTGCCAGAATGGGCGGAGAGCAGTTTTCCCGTGCCCTTGACAGCGCTTGGATGAAGGTGCAGAGCGGGGCATTCTCCACTGACGAGGCCGTCAGAAGCGCCGTGAAGGAGCTTTGCGCGGCAGGACTGGACGGTGTTGAGTATCACAAGAACGGGCGGGTGACGCGGCGGGATACGCTGGAGGCGGCCGTCCGCCGGGCGGTGGTCACCGGCGTCAACCAGACCTGCGGGGAGATGCAGTTGGCCCGTGCCCGGGAGCTGGGCGCGGATCTCATGGAGCTGACCGCCCACGAGGGGGCGCGGCCCAGTCATGCCGAATGGCAGGGGAAGATCGTGAGCCTCAGCGGGCGGCCCGGGTACTTAAGTCTGACTGACATCGGTTATGGTGATGTGGCGGGCTTCAAGGGCGCCAACTGTCGCCACGACTGGCGGCCCTGGTTTGAGGGGATGCCCCGGATGTGGACGCCGGAGATGCTGGAGAAGCTGAACGAGCGGACATATGAGTGGAACGGCAAGCGGCTCACAGAGTATGAGGCCCGGGAGACCCAGCGCTACCACGAGCGGCAGATCCGCCGCTGGAAGCGGGAATATGCCGCCATGAAGGCCGCCGGGCAGGACACCTCCGAGGCCGCGGCGAAGATCAGCGAGTGGAACAAGCGACAGGGCGATTTCCTGGAGGCCACGGGACTGAAGCGCCGCCAGAGCCGGGAGGAGATCAACGGCTTCGGTCTGCGGGAGACGCGGGCGGTGAGCGGGGAGGCGTCGGCAAATCATACCTCCTGGCTGAAATCCATCCATGCCGGGACAACGGAGCTGGGAACACTTGACAAATACTTTGATGCCAAATATAATAACTCCCCAGAGTATCAGCTGTTGATGGGCTACAACATAGCTGTCGAGAAAGGCGATATTTCTCCGCTGACCGGGTTTGACTTATACAAGCAGACGAGTGAAGAGATAACGGCGAAAATAGTCGGGCAAACAGCGATAAACGGTGTGAAAGTAGAAGGGTTTACCACGCATTTCATAGACCGAGTGCTTGGGCAGACATCGACGCCTCATGAGGGCATGCGTCTTGCCGTACCAGTAGACGCGGCGCTTGATACGGTGTTGCACGGTACGCCGGGCAAGGTGCGCGTCAACGATCGCGGGCAGACGAGTCAGCAGATCACAGGGAAAACTAATGTTGTCACTATAAACCCTGAAACAGGCGTACTGATTCAAACAAATCCAAAGGGGTGAAAGGATGATCGAGTATAACGACCAGGAACGGCGTTTTCTTGTAGAGAACATAGAGAACGCGGAAAGGCTCTTAGCTTCTGACGACGTAAATGATATTCTTTTACCGCTTGATGAATGGATCGCCATGAATGGCTTTGACGAGAACTATGCCTTAACCGATCTGGGGAGATCGGCTCAGCAAATATATGACAGCCTATACCGAAAGAACGTATGACCTATCACAACTGAACATTAAGGAACTTTTTTCCATTTGGAAAGGGTTCCTTTTTTGTTACCCAAATTTGCCCCGCGGCGGGCGTAATAAGCCGCGGCCCATGTGACGCGACCACGTGAAAAGCATAGGCAGGAAAGGAAAGAAGCATGAAACGCGAGGAAATCAAGACCCTGCTCCCGGAGATCGGCAAGGAGGCCCTGGACGCCATCATGGAGATGAACGGCAAGGACATCGAGGCTGCCAAGGCCGCCGTGACGGCGCTCACCACGGAGCGGGACGGACTTCAGGCGCAGTTGGACGAGGCCAGGGCCACCATTCAGTCCTACAAGGAAATGGACATTGAAGGGGTCAAGCGGGCCGCCGCCGACTGGGAGGCCAAGTACAACTCCGACACGGCAAAGCTGAAAGCGGATCTGGAGGCGGTGCAGTACGGGCACGCGGTGGAGCGGGCCGTAGCGGGGCTGCAGTTCACCTCAGAGAGCGCGAGGAAGGCCTTTGTCGCCGATCTGAAGGAAAAGAAACTGCCGCTGCAGGAGGATAAGCTCCTGGGGCTGGAGGATTTCACCAAGGCCTATCAGGAGACGGACCCGGGCGCCTTCGTGTCCGGGGAGGACGACAAGACCCCCGTCTTTACCCGGGGCGGGGGCAACGGCGGCGCGGCCGGCGGCGGACAGCTTTCCATGCATGACGCCATTGCCGCCGCGCTGAAGGGGAAAAACTGATTATATCGAAAGAGAGGAACCACTATGGCAGTAACTCTGGCTCAGGCCAAGCTCAACGTGCAGGACGCCCTGCAGATGGGTGTGATCGACGAGTTCCGGAAGAACAACTGGATCCTGGATCACATCACCTTTGACGACTGCGTCAGCCCCACCGGCGGCGGCGCGACGCCCACCTACGCCTATACCCGGCTGATCACCCAGCCCACCGCGGCCTTCCGCGCCATCAACAGCGAGTACGCGCCCGGCGAGGTCACCCGGCAGCGCTACACCGCCGATATCAAGGTCTTCGGCGGCAGCTACCAGATCGACCGTGTGATCGCCAACATGGGCGGCATCATCAGCGAGGTGGAGCTGCAGCAGTCCCAGAAGATCAAGGCGGCGCAGGCGCTGTTCAACGACACCTTTATCAACGGCGACTCCGCCACCAACGCCAATGCCTTCGACGGCCTGGAGAAGGCATTGGCCGGCAGCGCCACCGAGTTCAACGGCGCCGACGGGACCGTGATCGATCTGAGCACCAGCGCGGCGGTGACCGCCAATTACATGGCCTTCCTGGATCTCCTGGATGAGTTCCTGGGCACGCTGGACGGCACGCCAAGCTGTATTCTCGGCAACACCAAGCTGATCGCGAAGCTGCGGGCCTGCGCCCGCAGGGCGTCCATGTATCAGACGACGCGCAACGACTTCGGTGAGCAGGTGGAGAGCTACGGCAACATCCCCTTCGTGGATATGGGCGCCAAGGCCGGCAGCAACGACGATGTGGTCGCCACCGGCGCGGACGGCACCACCAGCCTGTACGTGGCCCGTCTGGGCCTGGACGGCGTGCACGCGGTCTCCTTTGCCGGCGCGGCTCCGGTGCAGACCTGGCTGCCGGACTACAATACCGCCGGCGCGGTGAAGACCGGTGAGGTGGAAATGAACGCGGCCATTGTGCTGAAGGCCACCAAGGCCGCGGGCGTGTTCCGCAAGATCAAGGTCAAGGCGGGCGCCTGAGAAAGGAGCGAAGGATGGCAACGATCAGAACGCCCAACACGCAGTACACCGGCATCTCCGCCGGGGTGACCTTCCTGAACGGGGTGGGGGAGACGGACCGCCCGGATCTGCTGGACTGGTTCCGGCAGCACGGATACACCGTGGAGGACGGGGCCGCGCCGGCCTACTGCTGCCCCCGCTGCGGGAAAGCGTACAAGACGGAGGAGGGGCTGGAAAAGCACCTTGCCAAGGAACACTCCGGAGACCCCGGAGACCCCGGAGACCCCGGAGACCCCGGAGACCCCGGAGATCCGCAGGACTGACAGGAGGCGGCCGGTATGCTGACAGTTGACTATGCCTTTTACCGCGACACCTATCACGGCACCCTTCCGGAGGCAGACTTTGAGCGGCTGTCGGTTTTTGCGGCCGCCTATCTGGATGAGCTGACCCTGGACCGGATCGGCGACGGGAGCCAACTGGACGAGCGTACGCGCAGGAGGGCCGGCCTGGCCCTCTGCGCCGTCGCGGAGTGCAGAGGCCGGATGGAGGCCAGGGACGGAATCGCGGCGGAGACCAACGATGGGATCAGCGTGACCTACACCGCCGCCGGCGCGGCGGGGGCAGGAGGTCCCCTGTACGCCGCGGCGGCGGTGTATCTGGCGCCCGCGGGCCTGTTGTATCGGGGGGTGCGGTAATATGCTGGCCTGCGACCAGGTGATCACCGTCGTCCGTCTGGTGAGCGGGGAGCAGTATGAGCTGATCGTATTTGAAGGCGTCAGCTGGTACAACAAGACCCGGATCAAGACAGAGGGCGCGGGCGTGGTCTACGACAACGCGGTACAGATCCGGATTCCCGCCGGGGCCATCACGACCCAGCCGCTGCCCCGGGTGGGCGATCACGTTTTCCCGGGGCGGCTTGGACCGGGTGAAAGCATCCTGCGGGCCGCGGATCTCGCCGCCCGGGGCGCGCGGAAGATCGTAGCGGTGGGCGACAACCGGCGGGGCGGGCTCCCGCATGTGGGGGTGATCGGGCAGTGAACTTGAAATTGACGGTGACCGCGGACATCGACACCGCCGCGATCTTGGACAAACGGGGGCTCGGCGCCTCCCTGGACGCCGCCATGCATCTGGCGGAGACCGCCCGGGACCTGTGTGACCCCTATGTGCCGATGGAGGAGGGTACCCTGAAAAACACCGCCCGCATCGTAAAGTCCGGGGGGCGCGTGTATATCGTCTATGGGCAGCCCTACGCCCACTACCAGTACACCGGCGAGGTCTACGGCCCCAACCGGCCGATCCGGGACAAGGCGACGGGAGAGGTCCTGGGCTTCTATTCCGACCCGGGGGCGCCGAAGTATCCCACGGGCAGGGAGCTGACCTATTCTGGCTCCCCCCTGCGGGGGAAGGAATGGGACAAGCGGATGATACAAGACCGCGGAAACGAGCTCGGCCGGGAGCTGGCCCGGTATGTGGGAGGGAAGTACAGATGACCGTCATCGAAGCGATCCGGGACTTTCTGAAGACCTGCCCGCTGTTGGGCGCGGGGCCGATCTATGTGGATTATCTCCCGGAGGATCCCGTAACCTTTTCCGTGGACACCACGCCGGTGGCCCCCGTTGTGAAGTCTTACATCGACGGCGCCAGCCTGCGGCAGTTCGCCTTTGTGCTGGCTACGCGGGCCTACTACGGCGCGGAGGTCCGCACCCAGTTGGACAACCTCGGCCTGTTTGAGGCCTTTGCCGGCTGGATCGCGGAGCAGGAGCGGAGCGGGGAGTATCCCGAACTGGGACCCGGCAGGACTGTCGAGAAGATGGAGGTGACCACCTCCGGCTACGCTTTCGCGCCGGGCGTGGACGCGGCGCGGTATCAGATCCAATGTCGGATCCTGTATCGGCAGGATCCGATGTAAATCAAAAAATGCACGATAAGGAGAATGCGTTATGGCTGAAAACACGGTAACCGGCAGGATTGACCGGAAATACATGGCCCACCTGATCGACGCCAGCTTCGGCGGCGAGACGCCGAACTGGGTTCGCCTGGGAGAGGACCTGGAAGAGTACAACATCGACATGAATCCGGACACGGAGACCAGCAAGAACATCCTGGGCGAGACCTCCTTCCGGCACAATGGCTATGAGCCCAGCTCCTCCGCGGATCCCTACTATGCGAAGACCACGGATCCCCTTTTTCCCAAGCTCCAGGAGATCGTGGACAAGCGGATCAAGGACGACGGCTGCAAGACCAAGGCGCTAGAGGTCCACATGTGGGAGGGCGAGGAAACGGCCTTTGAGGCGTATATGCAGGAGTGCTATGTGATCCCCAATTCCTACGGCGGGGACACCAGCGGCTACCAGATCCCGTTTACCGTGTACTATACGGGAGCGCGCACCAAGGGCACCTACAACGCCAGTACCAAGACCTTCACCGCAGAAGGTAACCCGTAAGCACAGAGGGAGGATATGTCTCAATGGCGGAACGCATGAAGCTGAGCGTCAACACCGGCGCCATCGTGATCGATGTGGAAAATGAGGTGGGAGAGAAGCTGGGGGAATTCACGCTGAATCCCACAGACACGGGCATCCTGAGCCGCCGGGAGCGCATGGCGGCGTTCCTTGCCGGGGTCACGCTCCCCGAGGGGCAGGCAGAGGCGGAACGGATGGAGGGGATCAAGAGGCTGGATGCGGCCATTATGGAGCAGTTCAATCTCCTGCTGGCCTATGACGTATCCGACGGGATCTTCGGCCGCTGCGCGCCGCTTACGCTGCTGAAAAACGGGGAATTTTATTATCAAAACGTTTTGCGGGGGATCGACGGACTCATCACGAAGGCGATGGAGAAGCGGGTCGCCGACAAGCTGAAAAAGGTCGACAGAGCCACCGCGAAATATCACAAGTGAACGCCTGGGAGCTGCCCACGTCCCTGCTGATCGGGGGCGTGGGCTTCGCCATACGGTCGGACTACCGGGCGATCCTGGACATTCTGCGGATCCTGGCAGACCCGGAATATGAGGAGGACGAAAAGGCCCTGATCCTCCTCCGGATCCTGTACCCCGACTGGGAGCGGATCCCGCCGGAGCGTTTGCAGGAGGCCATCGACCGGGGACGGGAGTTCATCGACGCGGGCTTTCGGGACGATGGGGCGCCGCATCCCCGGGTGATGGACTGGGAGAAGGACGGGGCTGTCATCATCCCTGCGATCAACCGCGTAACAGGACGGGAGATCCGGGCCCTGGATTATATGCACTGGTGGACCTTCCTGGGGGCCTACACCGAAATCGGGGAGAGCCTGTTTGCCTCCATCCTGGCTGTGCGGCAGAAGAAGGCGCGGGGAAAGCCTCTGGAGAAGCAGGAACAGGAGTTCTACCGGGCAAACAAGAGGCTCATTGATCTGGAACCAAACTATACAGAGGATGAACGGGCCGAGCAGGAACGCCTGAAGGCCCTATTTGACTGAGGAGACACACGATGCCAGACGGGAAAATCGTTATTGAGGCCGCAATCGAGACCGCCGGGATGAAAAAGGGCTCCCGGGAAATCGAGGCCTCCTTCCGGGACACAGCCAGCAAGCTTCAGGATCTGAACGCCCGGCAGCAGGTGGCCGCCGCGAAGTCGATCCAGGCCTTCGCCCGGCAGAACCGGATGTACCGCGAGCAGGAGGCGAGGGTAGAAGGCCTGAAGCAGCGGGTGCAGGAGCTGACAGACGTACAGACCGAGACGGTGGATTTCCGTTCCACGAAGGAAGACATCGACAAAATCATCCAACAACTGTCTGCGGCCACAGAGAAGCGGGATCGTCTTCTCCAGGCGGGCTCCGCGCCCAATTCCGGCGCGGTATCCAGGGTCCGGGAAGAGATCCGGCGGCTGCAGGAGGAGCTGGCAGCGGCAAACCGGGCAAAGGAGGAGCTGCTTTCCACCGGCGCAGCCTACGAGACAAACGGCGACCTGGCCCGGGTAACGGATCAACTGGCCGCGGCGGAAGCCAGACTCGCGGAGATGGGGCAGAATTTGGAGATTTCCTATGCCTCCACGGCGGCGGGACTGGAAGACTATGCCGATGCGGCAAGCACGGCCTCCTCCGCCACGGCGGATTTCGGGCGCAGCGTCTCCTCCGGCGTCAAAAAGCTGCTGACCTACGGCATCGGGATCCGCAGCACCTATATGCTGTTCAGCCGCTTCCGCTCCGCCATAAAAGAGGGCTTCGACAACCTGGCCAATACGGACCGGCGCACCGCAGAAAGCATCCAGAACATCAACAGCGCTCTGAGTACGCAGAAGACCGCTGTTGCGGCGGCCTTCCTGCCCGTGCTGTCAATTGCGGTGCCGGCGCTGAACCGGTTGACAGGCGTGGTGATCACAGCCTCCAACGCACTGGCCAACTTCTTCGCGATCCTGGGCGGGAAGAGCACCTACAAGAAGCTTACCGCGGAACAAAACGATTACGCGGACAGCCTGGAGGCCACCGGCGGGGCGGCGAAGAAGGCAGAGCGGCAGCTCTCCGGATTGGACGAGATGGCCCGCTGGCAGGAGGACAGCGGCGGAGGCGGCGGAGGTGCCGGCGCTGGCCTGGGGTCCCTCTTTGAGGACGTGGCGACCGATCTGGATACCTTTGGAGGGCGGTTCGCCCTGAACGTGAAGGATGTGCTGTTCAAATGGGACGGCCTGAACGGGGAAGAGATCGCAAAAAAGGTCATTGCCGGGATCGGCCTGGTGCTGGGGGCGGCTACCGGTTTCGCACTGGGCGGCGTTCCCGGCGCCATTGTCGGCGCTATCGCGGGCGTGGCGCTGAGCCTCCTGATCGACACCATGACCTTCGACAACGACGGCCACATCGGCCGACAGGAGCTGGCGACGATGCTGGCCTACGCGGCCGCGGCCATCACGGGAGGCGTTATCGGCTTTTTCGTCGGCGGTGTGAAGGGCGCCCTGCTCGGCGCGTCACTTGGCGTCAGCCTTGCGATGCTGATCCAGAGCATTGCGTTTACCAGACAGCAGAGGATGAAGGACGCCTTCTACGCCAGCGAGGTCGGGCAGGAGCTGCGGGCCCTGCAGGAGGAACTCGCGGGCTATCAGGATTTTGTGGCCGAGGTCAGACTGAGCGTAAAGACCCGGCAGGACGCCGTCACAAACCTGCAGAAGGTGGAGAAGGCGGCCGACAAAATCGTGGAGCGTATCGTCGACCTGCAGCGCAAGGCCGATCTGAGCAACGCAGAGATCATGGAGATGAACGGCCTGATGGCCGAGCTGGACGCGATGGGGCTGGATGGCCTGCGTGACAGCTACGAGGAAGCGACAGGCCGCATCAATCTGACCGAGAGCGCCATTCGAGCGGTGATCGCCGCGCAAATGGCCCAAGCGAGGGCGGATGCCTACATGGAGAATTACTTGCAGGCGCTGCGTGATCAGGCGTCTGTCGAGTGGCAGATCGAGAGGGCGAAGCAGGCCCAGAAGGCCGCCCAGGACGACGTCAACGCGCTGCAGGACTACCATAACGAACTGCTTGCCATGCAGGAGGCGTATAACGCCAACAATATTGACCTGGTTTTGGAGTATATCGACAAGCTGGGTCTGGCCGAGCGCGGCGCATTTTCGATCGACGAGCTGCTGGCGGAATCCAACCTTGCCCTCAAGGAGGCGAACGGAACGCTGACAGACGCCATCAAAACCACGACAGACCTTGAAGGCCAATACGCGGAGGTCACGGCGGAAACGGAGCACTGGCACGAAACCGCCACAAGGGCGCTTGCAGATTTGGAGGGGCGGGAAATCAAGCCCACGGTGACACCCGTGGTCAGTGACGATCCGGTTTCCCTGGATCTGAACGGGAACGTGATCGGGATCCGGGATCAGGCGCCGGCCGGGGACCACACTGTCGATATGACCGGCGAGGTGAAGCGGGCAAACGTGGACCCTCACCTCAATCTGCATGTGCCGAACGCTACCGCATATATTACCGACGCAGTTGACAAGCTGCCGCAGGCCAAGCGGAGCCTGAAGATGACCGCCGAGCTAAGCGCGCTCAAGGGAAACACGCAACTGCGTATTGTACAGGCGTACACCGGGGGCATCCTGCAAAACGGCAAGTGGCATATCCCCGGGTATGCTTCCGGGACGCTGAAGGC